GCGTTTCTCCAGCAGCTTGAATATGCAGCCGATCAATCCGGAGTGTCTGCGGAAACTCTGACTGGTGGCATAAAAAAATTGACGGTCATGATTGGCAAGGCAGGAAGCGGAAGCAAAGAAGCCGCGGACGCATTGAAAGATATCGGGTTGAGTGCGACGGATCTGCAACGTCTTTCCCCGGAACAGCAGTTTGAAAAAGTAGCAGCAGGCATTGGCAAAATTCCAACAGCAGCAGGGCGGGCTGCGGCTGCCGTCAAGATTTTCGGCAAGTCCGGTATTGAGATGACGGGGCTGTTTGCGGGCGGTCTTGATGACATTACCAAACTGATGCAGGACGCGAAGGACATCGGCATCGGGCTTGACGACGATCAGCTGGCTCGTGTTGCTTCTGCAGATGACTCGCTCCAAAAGATGTACGCATCGATCAGCGCGATGGTCGATCAGGTTGCTGTTGGGCTTGCTCCAGCATTTGAAGCGGTTGCTAAAAACGTCACTGGACTAATTGGACCAGTTACAAATCTATTTGACACGTTCAACAACATGGATAATCGATGGGAGTGGTTGGGCAATACGCTTGTCGCTGCGTTCGATGTTGGCATCGAAACCATTAAAATTCACTGGGCAGACATGATCAGTGAATTGCTGAAGCAGACAGCAGAATTTGGAATCGACATTGCAAAGTTTGGGCTCGCTTTAACAAATCCAACACTGATGGCTCAACAAGGCGTTGAGATGGCGCAAAAAGCCGGAGCCAGGCCAGGCGCACAAGATGGTCTGCAAGGTGCTCAGGGGCGACTTGCAGGCTTGCTAGGGCAGTTCAAGGGTGCGGCAGATGAAAACAAACCGCAGATAGATGCAGACCCGGTAAAGGCGGCCGAACAAGCACAAGATGCAGCGTTGCAAACGTTCGAAGATACTTTGAATGCGGCTAAAGAAGCCTTAGCAAAAACACGTGCAGCATTTGAGCAATGGGACGCAACGCCAATCACCGATGCAAATTACGAAGCAATAAAAGCGGCGTATTATGCGGCGAATAAAATTTCGGACCAGGCGATCGAACTGCGAAACAAAGCATCATCAGAATTTGATGTGGCAAAAGCTAATTTGGAAAAGCTGAATCAGCAAAAGCAAAAACAAGAAAGCCAAGACAAATTCAACTCCGGAATTGCGTCCATGTTCGGCAAGCTAAAAGACTCGCCGCTGATTGGCACAATCGAATCACTGAAGATGAGAGCGGAGGGCATGATTGACCGTGCAAAAATTCAGGCGGGTGCAATCGGCGGGACGCTGTCAAACTGGCTCGGGACTGACCGCGAAAAACAGAAGATTATGACTCCGCAATTATCGGGAGCAATGGCTGGCGGATCAGCTGAAGCCTATTCAACAATTGTGCAGGCGATGATGACACGCGGTAAAGATCCAGTTGTGGCGGCTACTGAGAAGCAGACCAAAGAATTGATCAAGGGGCTGAAGCCGAAGTCCACCACAAAAAACATCATGTCATTTTTGGGCATTGAGTGAAATGACAGTCACCTTTATTGAAGAAGATGCTGGAGCCAGAACAGCGACAAACTCGCGTGGCGTTCGAACGTACACGCGAGCGTTCCGATTTGAAACATCATCTCAGTCTGAAGACGCATGGGATGTTGGTTCACATCCGGACGCGCCATATATTGGGCAGGCATTTCGTGACGCTTGGTGCATCAGCACAACTCCCGCATGCACAGACCCGTGGAAGGGTTGGACAATCACGGCGGAGTACAGCTCCGAACGGGAAATGAATCAAGACCCTACGCAAGATCCGATGCAAATTCGCGTCTACACAGAGCAATTTCAAAAGCCAGCGATATTCAATAAAGACAATCAACTGATTGTCAACAGTGCTGGCGATCCATACGACCCGCCGCCAATGATGGATGATTCGCGGCGTGTTCTGTCACTCAGCCGCAATGTGCCGGGTTGCCCATCATGGGTTCTTGATTATCAGGACGCTGTGAATTCTGACACGTTCGACGCTCTTGGCGTCACGTATGCAGTAGGCACGGGCAAGGTGCAAAGCGTGTCGCTCAGTGTTGCCCAAAAACGAAACAACATTGACTTTTACACGCTGGAAGTATTGATCCATCTCCAGCGAAACGGATGGATTCTAAAAACGCTCGACGCTGGGTTTCGCGAACTGGATTACAGCGGCGACCTAATCAACATCGTAAACGCTGGTGATCAGGAAAGAGTTTCTGCTCCTGTCCCGTTGGATGGATCTGGCAGAGCACTGGCAAGCCCATCGCCAACAAATAACGTTTTGAGATCTGACATTGTGTACAACACTCAGCCGTTTTCTGTCTTGTTCACGTAGGCAAAATCATGGCCAATGAAATCAAAATCATGCAGTCAGTCAGGCTCGCCAAGGGTGCGATGAAGCATGAGTTCACGCCCCCGCAGCTATCACTGACACAAACGGGATCGCTCGTTTACGACAACACGCTGAGCATCGGCACAGCCGAAGAAACAGCCGGGCCAACGTTCGGAGATATCGGCACGGAGGGATTGTGCATCGTCTATAACCTTGACACCACGAACTACGTGCAGGTTGGTTTTGCGACTGGCGTTTACGGGATGCGTTTGCGCGGAGCAAGTTCTCCTGCAATGTTTTTTCTTGAGCCAAACGCAACACTCTACTTGAAGGCAAATACAGCTGCCTGCAACGTTCGCATCATCGTTTACGAAGTTTGAAATCATGGGTGAAAACACTCTTGGCGATGAAGCTGTTGCAGAGCTTGCAAAGACGGTGCGCGAAGTGTCTCGCCGCATGATGAACGAGCAGCCGCATCGAGGCCGGTGGCAGTTTCACGGCGGCGGATCTGGCGGCGGTCACACCATCTGGTTCACAATCACGGATGTTCTCTGCCCCGAAACCGACTACGTTTCTGAAACGACATTAGTGGCCACGGCGACCTACTACAACCAAAGCTGCACGGGAACGCCACCGGGGGCGGAGTACGGCGGCGAGTATTATGTCTATGACATCTGCAATTACCTGAGCGGATTGACTCCGCAGGACTTGGTTGGAACGACAGGTCGAGCCACCTACATGTACCCGCTAACCGGTGCGTGTACGCCAAAATGGATCATCGACGACCTTTGTGCGCAGCCGGAGTGCGACTGATGCCTCCGCGTTATCTTCGCAAAGCATCGCCAACGCGACTGAAACCCTGTGCAGAATTCACGGTTGAAACTTGCGACACGGCTCCGGCCGATCAATGCTGCGGGGCGTTGCCCTGCAAGATTTGCATTGAATGGGAGACCTACGAAAACGGCATCTCCTATGGCTCAGCAACCTTCGCAGGATCATCGTGGACAGGCACGGTTGGCGGCCATGCGTTTGTATCGTACTGGGAACGCGAAATTCTCCCGGACATCACTCCGCCAGTCAGTAGCAATTCGATCGGAATGCCGTTTGCCCTGATCGAAGCGGGCACATATACGATGGGCAGCCCCGGATCGGAAACCGGGCGAGATGCCGACGAAACCGAGGTCTCAACAAGTGTCGATGAATTCGTGATCGGTACAACTGAGGTCACGCAATCGCAATACCTAACTGTGCGAGGATTGAGTCCGAGTCATTTTAGCGGCAGCGGCAGGCCAGTCGAAAAAGTGTCTTACGCGGATGCTCAAGCATTTTGCACGGCGTTGTCGGCGTTGCCTGCTGAAATCCTAATGGGACGGTCCTATCGGCTGCCAACGGAAGCGGAATGGGAGTTTGCTTGCCGAGCTGGAACAACAACGGCGTACAACTTCGGGGCAAATTCTGCGGACCTTCCAGACAATGGTTGGTTTGTCACAAACAGCGGGGCTGAAACTCATGATGTGGGCGGCAAGCCGGCTAATGCTCAAGGACTTGTCGACACTCACGGCAACGTCTGGGAGTGGGCGCAAAACTTAAGAGCAGACGGTAGCGCCGGTGATCAGGTCATTCGCGGTGGCGGCTGGAATTCCACTGCTGCGGAATGCAGATCAGCAAACCGCACACTGATTGCCGAAACAACGAAACGAAACGACATCGGCTTTCGGGTTGTGATGGTTCGGTCGCCAATACCTCAGTTTGGCGAATGCGAATATGTTGTTACTCTCGACGATGAGGAAGTTTACCGCGCGAACTGTTACGAGGGGGCAAGCTGCCGAGATCCGAGCGGCACAGTGGCGGTGGCAACGGCATATCTTGAAGGCACGTTGAGCTGGAGCAAGCACGAGCCACGAGAATTGGCGTTGATTGTTGATCCTGACACGGGCTGCAATGATTTCTTCTGCGGAACCTGTCGTTGCTCCTGCGAGTGCGTTTGCGTGACGATTACGGAATCGAACGGGACGACTTCATCTGGCGAACTTTGCAACATCAGCTACGAATGCGACGCGCCGGTTTGGGCTGGTTCAGTCGGCTACTATGACTTGTCGATTGCACTTGGCCGGGATCAATATGGCGAGTGCATTATCACCATGTCCGTCGATGGAGAAGAACAGGAGCCAGTTGCTGCGCCGGGCTGTGCGTCGATGACCGCGACCGTGACGTTGTATGACGGAACGACGATTGCGGTTGCTTGCAAGCAGTGCTCGTGCGAATCAAGTGGCTGTCCATGCTGTCCCGGTTGGCTTCTTACGGCGTCGGCGTCAGTCGAATACACGACGATTCCAGAAACATCCGATTGCGGGGCATTTGATCCAGCCGTTGTGACTGGCGATTTTGGGTGCGAGGATACTGGTGATCCGGAGGGCACGGTTTTACGTTTGGACGCTACGTTTCTCAACGCCAGAGTTTTTTGCCAAGACAACGGAGATGGCACCTATCAATGGAAAGCTCAGTACCGCTCCGCAATTTCAGGCGGAACATTTGAGCCGCCGATATCGGACACATGGGCAGACGCGGAAGATTTCGAGTTTACTTGCCCAACGTGCGACGATCCTATCGGAGAATTTTCTTTTATCGCGTATATGGCGTGTGAGACGTCCGGAGGGGTGGTATCGTATCCCGTGCTAGTTCAAGGCGTGGTAACAATCGGGTGCTGACATGCAGGAAATGATTGCAGTTGCAAAAGTCGTATTCTGGGCTGTGCTGTTGTCTCGAATCTCAATGGCTATCACGACGGATCTGGAGCTACGAAAGAAAAACGAGATCAATTGCCGAGCAGCAGAGGGCGTTTATCAGATGATGCAGGAAAAGGCCGCACAAAATGGGATGTGAAGGCTGCACTACTGAGCTGTGCATTGTTCGAGGCAAGGCATTGGCAAAGGCGATGCTCACGACATGCCAGCGCGGAAATGGACCTGCTGTCGACGCGATGCTACAGAAGGTCGAGCAGGCGAGAGCGGCAGTCGCAACAAGTCAGCCGGACAGGCACCTACGCAAAGCAGTAGCCACTGCCAGCCACAAGCCATGCCAATCGTGCAACAGCAAGCCGAAATCAAAACTCGCCCGTGCAGTCGACCGCGTTGTCTCGCTCAAAAATGCAGCCGTCGATTTCATCCAGGACGGAATGGCGGTTGCCACCGCTGAGCAGCAGGCGAATCGCTCCGCAATCTGTGCCGCGTGTCCGCTCAACAAAGACGGATGGTGCGACGATACCAAAGGCGGATGCGGGTGCAATCTGTCGCTGAAGGTAATGCCTCGGGCCTCGTATTGTCCGCTTGGTAAGTGGGCGTCGTATCGAGAGGACTACAGACCGCTGGTGAATCCAACTCGAAGCCTGATGTTTCACTTGTACCCGCTAAAACGTCGCGAGGATGTTTGGAAATGGCATGTGCAGCAGATTCGAAAGCATCAAGACAAGTTTAATGGCAAGATTGTAATCGGCGTTGGAGTTGATTCATCGACAGCGACAATCGAAGAAGTGCAAAAGCAGTTTGATGGGATTCGAGTCGACAAATGGTTCCGGGCCGAAAACAATAAGCTGGCTGAGACGTTGACGCACGTAGAGATGTTGTCAGAGCTGCAGACAGACGATACGAACGCGATCATTTTCCGGGCTCACACAAAGGCCGTTACGAAACAGCCGGGGGCAGTGGAAGAAAAGTGGGCCGAAATACTCTGGGACGGCAACATGGATCTGCCGTCAGTAGAAGATGCCTTGGCGAGTCATCTTGTCTGTGGCGTGATGCGATCGCAAACACCGCTAGTAAAGAAAAAGCCCGGTGATTTCTTCTATGCAGGTTCGGCGTACTGGATGCGAGCCAAGGAGGTCTTTGAGCGAGACTGGCAGTGGAAAGAAGCAAACAGGTGGATTGTTGAGTACGTGCCTGCTCATCTGTTTGCTTTTGCAGAATCTGCCTGCATATTCCATGATTTAGTCCCGTCCTCGGTGCTCAACCATCAATACTTTGCAGAGCACGTCGACGCCGAATGGAAAGCGTGGAAAGCAGCGAGGGGCATCGAATGATTCCAGTCTACGTCAACACCTTCAACCGCCTCACCACGACGCGCAAGCTGTGCGAACAGATCGCGGCACTCGACAACGCAGTCCCGATCATCGTCGATAACAACTCCACATGGGGGCCACTCCTCGATTGGTACGCAAGTGATTGCCCGTTCGAGGTTGTGAGACTCACCGAAAATCTGGGACATCACGCTCCTTGGCGGGCCGGCATCGTCGACAGGCCCAACAGCGGCTTTTACTGCGTCACTGACTGCGATCTGGACCTAGAAGGCGTCCCGGCCGATCTGATGCAGGTGCTCGCGTTTCCAATGACGTGGCGACGGATGCCGGGCGTCGTAAAATCTGGCGTTGCATTGCGAATCGATGACTTGCCACCGTGGCAAACTCAGGTCAAGGAATGGGAGTCGCGATTCTGGCGGCATAGCATCGCAGGAAGTTATTACGCGGCTCCAATCGACACAACGCTGGCAATGTATCGAGCGAGCACGCCGCACCGGACGGCAACAAAGGTTGCTGGAGTTCGGGCTGTTCGTGTCGGAGGCGATTACACGGCGCGGCATATGCCCTGGTATCTCGACCCGACGAATCTGGATGAAGAGAACGCGAACTACTTCGCGACGGCGAACGATAGTAACTCTTGGCGGCCGGATGGGAATAAGCTCACGTCACGATTTTGCAATTCAGGGAGATGCCATGCACCCCGGCGCGTTTGAATTTGTTGGGCGGTATGCGACGGCCGACGAAATCTCTGTAATAGAGATCGGCAGCCGCGACATCAACGGCAGTGTTCGGGCACACTTTCCCGGAGCCACATGGATCGGCCTTGATTTGATTGCAGGCCCAGCGGTCGACGTTGTGTGCGATGCGATGGAATACGATCCGACACAGTTGGTCGACATGGTGATCTGCTGCGAGGTGCTTGAGCACTGCATGACATGGGACTCACTGATTTCCCACGCTGCAAGCTGGCTGAAGCCCGGCGGAAAAATCCTGATCACATGCGGCGGTCCCGGCAGAGATCCGCACTCAGCAATTGACGGCGGGGCATTGCAGGTCGACGAACACTACGGCAACATCAGTCAGGACCAGCTTGCAGAGGAGCTTCATTACGCAGGATTCGTCGGAATCGACGTGAGCGGCAATGAACACTGGCGAGACACTTACGCGGTGGCGTGGAAATTGTAGGCAAGACCGTCATAGCCAAGGCAAGCCGAGCGGATAAATAGCAAGGCAGCCAAACGCAGTCTGGGAACAGCCATCTTGATCGGGGTGGCTGTCTGCGTTTCTGCACTTGATTCTGGCGCGACGGGTGCTATCATAGAATCAACGTCACACGGTCAGGTGTGATATGTCAGTAAGTTTTCCGGGCTGTAAACCCGGACTGCCTAAGCCCGCCGCAAGTCTGACCGCTTGCGTGCGGGTTTTGCATTTGGAGATTTGCATGTTTACCACAGATAGCAGGACAGAGAATTTTCTGACTGCAATGGGAATTAAGTACGAGTATTGCAACGGGTTACGGCTGCCTGATGACTTCGCAAAAGGATGGAACACCGAGAACATTGGCAGGCCGGTTGCGGTGAGAGAAGATGCTGTTTTGGAATATGCAGCGTTGATGGAAGCGGGATCGGCTGCACCGGCACCGATTCTATGCAAGACGGAAGACGGGCTGCGGGTTTTGGATGGAGTTCAGCGATTGTCAGCGGCGGAACTGCAGCAGACAACCAGAATTTCTGCCTATGTCGTTTCGACCGACAATGAGGATTCACTGGCTTCCATTCGTGTTCTTGCAAACGCACGAATGCAGGGCAGGGCAGAACCGGCAGAATGGACGCGACGACGGGCAGTTGAAGTGCTTGTCGTCGGCAGGGGAATGAGTGCGGCAGAAGTCGCCAAAATGGGCGGATGGAAAACAGCGGATGTCAAACGCATTGCGGACGCAATTGAATTGCAGTCAAGAATTTGCCACATCGGAGGGCCGGAACTGTCCGACGCAATGCTGGCAGAGTTGCGACCGTTTATTGAAAAGGGGCCAGTCCTTGAGCAGGCATCGCAGCCGGTGACAGGGTTTCTGCAGACTCTGAAGCAGTCGCGAATGTCGGCTACGGACGCAACGCCTTACATTGAATCATTTTTTGGATCTCTGCCAAAGTCTGCAAACCCGCACAAGGTCTACGCAGACCGGCTGGAGGAATTGCACGAAGACCCGGAAATTCGCTCACGGATTACAGGCAGGCAGTGTGCAGAGCTGCCGAAGGATGTCGTGCTGCTTCGAACGCTGAAGACAGCAGAAACTGTGATTGACCACATTTTGACGCATGGCGAGCGAGTGCCAAACGTCGATGAATTCTTTCGGCTGCTGAATCGACTGGAGACAAAACTGAAATCGATTGCACCAAACAAGGCGGCACAGACTGTTCGCGTTCCTGCTGATATGTGGAGTGACAAACGATGAGCGTTTCGCAAGTAAAAAAACGGTTTGCTGAAATGGAGTCATATCTCGGCAGGGACAAGGAAGCGTTGCGGCGTCTGAAGTTGTTGAAAGATGACGTGAACGTGCTAAGAACGTCGCTGGCGGCGGCAGAAGAAAAGGCAGTGGAAGCTGAGACAGTGAAGGAGGCTGCTAGGAAACGGGCAGATGAGGCTGAGGCTGAGGCTGAGGCAATGAGACTCGATAATCAGAAAATGCGGGATGTCCATAGATGTATGGAAGCGAAGCTTCGCAATGTGGAATTTCAGGCATTGCGGCAAGAGGCTGATGAGAGCGATATGGACGAATATGATGATACGGTGCCTACAGGTGATGGCGTTGAGGCAAAAAAACTAATGAAAGCATTGCGACGGCAATTGCCTCAATGCCCTCAATTGACAGCCAAGGAATCTGCTAGACATTGCCCGGCGTTTATTCGACAGGGATTCTCTAGGGGCTGGTCACACAGAGATATTTGGACCCTTGGCGCATCAGTTGCAATAATTGCAGCACACGAAGGCGGCGTAACTATCATTGATCCAATAGGCACGGACTTCGGAGGAAAGGACAAGAAAATAGGAGAGGGAATGGGAGGGGCTTTTATCCGGTGGTTTATGAAAAACTTTAAGGAGCGAGATCCCAGTTTGCCAAAGCCTAAGGTTTATTTCGGGAGTCGCGGTGCCCCAGCAGAATTGATTGAACCAGAAAGGTTAGAAGAACTCGCCACCGTTGGACCAGAACCCAGCAAATAGCCTTGACCGACTTCGTGGGTGTGGTAATGTGCGTTTGCTGTTCGGCGTGGAAACCGAGTAGCGACGATCAAATGGCAAAACGAATTGATTATTGGGCCGCATCTCCCTTACACTGATGCACCGCGATTTGATCGTCGCACAATCCACAATGACAGCCAGAGCAGCAATGCCCTGGCTGTCGGCGTTTGGTGAGTGCAGAAAAGGTCGTTGTCTTGGTGGTAACTGGACACAGAAATACCGCCGCTGTGAAATTCGTCGCAAACTGCGTGAGGCGTTTAATTCTGGGCAACGTCCAAACTGACGACCCAGACAGATCCAGAGCCCTCGGTCACTGTTGCACGAAACACCAAGACAGGCTGAATCCGAAGAGATCCAATATAGGATCTGGATAAAGTGGCGGTATGCGCAAAGAGATATCTCAGTAAAACACGGGCAAAACAAAATCTTTTCCACAATCCAGCAAAATGATATCACCACGCATTGACGCCCATGCCGATAGTGATATCATGCCCGCACCGAGACGCAAAACACTGGTAAGGAAAAGAACGATGAGCTACTCAAAAGCATGTGAAATTTTGGGCTATACGACGCCAAAGTCTGTTGACGCAAACGCACGATTGGCTCGCATTAGACTAAGCGTGTTGCCGGTTGGCTCTCCTTTGCGTTATGCGGTTGCATGTGACGTTTTGATTAAAGCAGCGAGGTAATTGAAGTGAAAAAGAAAGTTAAAGGCAATCCTCAACTGCTGCTGCGTGTTCCGCCGGAACTGCAAAAGCCTTTGGCGGATGAATCAGCAAAGACCGGCGAAAGTCGGCAGGGCGTGTTGTGGCGGATCGCGGCAAAGTATTTTAAGGGGCGGAAAGCGTGAGAATTGATTTCAATACACGTTCAGCAGAAGACTATGCACGTTTTCTAGCTGTACGCAAATGCCCGATCTACCAGTTCAAGGGATCGGCCGCAATTGTCCCTGACGAATACGCCTCACTCGTCGGAGTGAAGTCAAAGCGAAAGACGGGCAAGAAATACACTCCGGCCGTCAACCTGTTCGACTACCAGGCAGACATTGTTCGGATCGCTGTTGAGCGTCGCAAGTATGCTATTTTTGCTGACTGCGGACTTGGAAAAACGTTAATGCTTCTGGAGTTCGCTCGCCACTGTGCTGAGCAAACAAAAGGCAAAGTGCTAATCGTTTCCCCGTTGATGGTGTGTCGTCAGACAGTGGAAGAGGCATTGCGATGGTACGGAGAAGCGTTCCCGATCGGTCGAGTCAAAGCCGCTGATTTACAGGAATGGCTGACCGCCACAAATGGGCTACAAATCGGAATCACAAACTATGAAGCGATCCGCGAAGATCTTGCGCCGGGGAAACTGACTGGCCTGATTCTCGACGAATCATCCATGCTTAAAAGCCATTACGGGGCATGGGGCACGCGGCTAATCGAATTGGGCCGAGGACTTGATTGGAAATTGTGCGCGACAGGAACGCCAGCTCCGAACGATCGAATCGAGTTTGCGAATCATGCGGTACTGTTGGATCGTGCGAAAACCGTCAATGAGTTTCTCGCCACATACTTCATTAATCGCGGCGAAACGCAAAACCGATGGGAACTCAAGCCGCACGCATTAAAGCCGTTCTATAGGTCGCTTGCTGACTGGTCGATCTTTCTGACGAATCCAGCCACTTACGGATGGAAAGATAACGTTGGCGTCACTCCGCCAATCAATATCCACATCGATCACATCGATCTGACAGACGAACAACGCAAGGCTGCTCAGAGTGTTACTGGCTCGCTGATCACGAACAACATCGGCGGCATTGGCGATCGTGGCAAGCTGTCACAGATCGCAAAAGGTAAGGGCGGAATAGCATCACTCAAGCCTGCATTTATTCGATCACAAGTCGAGAGTTGGCCAGATGAATCGACAATCATTTGGTGTCACTACAACGACGAGCAAGAACAGATGGAAAAACTGTTTCCTGAAGCCGGTAGCGTTTCCGGTGACACGAAAGAAGCAGACCGGGAAGCGGCGGTTGATGCGTTTAAATCAGGCCGCGTCAAAGTGCTAATCACGAAGCCAAAGATTCTTGGGTTCGGCTTGAATCTACAGGTCTGCACTCGGCAAATCTTTAGCGGCATAAAGGACTCCTATGAAGAGTTCTATCAGGCCGTTAAGCGATCGAATCGTATCGGTTCCACAAAGCCTCTCAATGTCCATATTCCAGTGACGGAGCTGGAAGTTCCATTTGTTGACAACGTGCTGCGCAAAGCCGGTCGAGTTCAACAGGACACGGAAGAGCAGGAAGCACTTTTCAAGGAGATTGGCCATGCATGTTTTCGATGATTCAGAACAATACCACGTCCATCACGGCGATTGCATTCCGCACATGCTGGAAGACATGCCTGAAAACTCTGTCGACTTTGCTGTGTTTTCTCCGCCATTCCCTAGCCTGTATGCTTACAGTGACGCAGAAGGCGACATTGGAAACGTTGACTCAATGGGCATGGAAGCGGCGGTTCATCTGTCGTTCATGTTCAACGGGCTGATGCGAGTCCTGAAGCCGGGACGGGCCGCAATCGTCCACGTCTGCCAGATTCCACGAATGAAGCGATCAGGCGGCGTTGGCCTGTGCGACTTTCGAGGAACCAACATTCGGCTCGGTGAGCGTGCTGGCCTTGTCTACGAATACGACTGGAGTGTTCGCAAGAATCCACAATCACAGGCTATTCGAACGCGATCACGAGAGCTTCAGTTTTCTGGACTGGAAAGCGATCGTTCAAAGCAACGCGGCACGCTTCAAGACTACTTGATCAAGTTTCGCAAGCCAGGCGAGAACGCAACGCCAATCGACGCCAAAGGTCAGGTCAGCCGAAACGATTGGATTGCATGGGCTGAAGGCTGCTGGGATGACGTGCATGAAACCGATACTCTGAACACGGCGGCCGCGAAGTCCGACGACGACACGAGGCACATTTGCCCGTTGCAGCTTGAAGTGATTCGCCGATGTGTTTTGTTGTACTCGAATCCAGGTGAGATCGTTTTCAGTCCGTTTGCTGGCATCGGATCGGAAGGATTCGTTTCGCTTGGAGGAACATCGCCAAAGACAAAACGGGCCATCTACGACAAGCGGCGTTTTTATGGATGTGAACTGAAGACCGAGTATCACAAGCAGGCATTAAAGAATCTTGATCTGGCAACACGTCAGCATTCTGCGGTGCATCAGTCGAGTTTGTTTTCAGAACTTGAGGAGGCCGCAACATGACGCAACTTACCCTCGGTTTCGACGCCCCCGCAAATATCTCCCGCAAATCAGACCCAATAACCAGCCAGAAATCAGCAGTCGAAACAGAGCTGCGAATTAACACGCTACAGAGCTTTGTTTTGCAAGCCATTAAGGACGCACCAAAGCCAATCACGGCAAACGAAGCGGCACGCGAAGCGGCAAAGCAATACGTCGCGAACATCGAAACGTTTCGCAAGCGTGTGCGTGAACTGGTCCGGATGGATCTCGTAAAAGAATGCGAGGATCGCAAGTGCGAAGTCACTGGCAAATCAGCGATGACATTCACAGCAAAGGGGCAGGCATGACAGCAAACATTGGGCGACCACAAAAGCGAACGCCACCGATCCCGCCAGCAGGCTCGCGGCTGACCGTAATCCGCTATATGTTTACAGTCTCGCAATGGGACAACGCAGGCGGGTATCAGGTTTGGCGTTGTCGATGCTCGTGCGGAGAAATTGTTGACACCCATCGTTCACGCATTCAGAGTGGCGGAACGAAATCATGCGGCTGCCTGCGTCGTGAGATGGCTCGGGAGCGAATCAAAAAAGCTCAGGATGCTCATGTCGAGGCGGCAAAGCAAAGGAGACTGGCAAATGCTAAATGAAATTATCGCAACAGTTCTCTTGATGGTCTTGGCATGGTTTGCGGCTGGATCAGTTGAGCTGACGGAAGAACGGACAGAGCGGCGACGGGTGCAAAAGCAGATCCGTGAGAAGTACGGAAGGACGTATTGAACCACAGCGACTCGTCAGAAAGGTCGCACATGTAAGGACGTCGATGCTGTGGCAGGGCGTCCGAAATCACTAACCGGCGAGAGCAATGGCTCACCGGATTAAATCGGAACGGGCAGATCGTTTCTGTCCGGCCCGCTGTCAACGGCGGCGGGCGAATCTCCCTCAGAGCCTGACCGATTGGAGAAGACGCCAACGGTTGGCCCCCGCAAGCCATTATGGCTGGTCAGGCTCTGAATTTGTACTCCTGCGGACGGCTTGCCAGCGGTGGCGTGGTCAACAGTTCGTCGAAGCCGTTCGCAGGTTTTCATTAACTAATCAGACGGAACGAATCATGCTAGTGCTTAGCCGGAAAACTGAAGAAGACATCCTGATCGGTGATTCAATTGTTGTGAAGATAATCGAGATACGAGGCGACAAAGTTCGCCTTGGAATCGAAGCCCAAAAAGATGTTTCCGTTCATCGCAGGGAAGTTTCGGAGGCGATTGCGAGAGATGGCAAAAAGAAAATCTAAGCGGCTACACGCTCCAACAGGCCACAAGCCAATGACCAGAGATCCATCATTGGAAGAGATTTGGGGCACGGAAACAACAATGGGGCTGGCGGAATCAATCCGCATGGAACGGCCCGATCTTCTGCAGAACAAAGGATTGCATCGGCCTTCACAGATTCGTGAGTGTTCGACGCGAATGCTTCCGAGTGGCAGCGGCTTATTGAGGGGGCAGGGATGAGCCGCAAAGCAAAGACTGACAGAGTCCCGAGAACTCGCGCCGGTGGCGAGTGGACTGAAGCCGCGTTCTGGGGATTTATCCGCTCGGGACTTCGTCAACTATCACGTCGCTGGCCTCCGTTAGTTAGGCACGCACTGAATGTTGTGAAGCGTAAAAGCCAGAGCGACAACAAGCGGCTGAAGTGGGAATTCCAATGCGAGCGATGCGAAGGATGGTTCGCACGCAAGGACGTTGAAGTCGATCACATCGAGCCATGTGGCTCACTGAAATCATTTGCCGATTTGAGCGTGTTCGCCGATCGGCTGTTCTGCGAATCGGATGGGTTGAGAGTGTTGTGTTCTGAGTGTCATTTAGAGCGGAGAAAAGAGCAGTGAAGATCTTGAAAGGAAAACAGGGCGGACCACGTCGCGTTCTGTTTCATGGGACGAACTTTATCGGAAAGACAACTTTTGCCTCGCAGGCATTTGGTGGGGCACTGTTGGCGAATCTCGAAGACGATCGAGACGTTGACATGGATAAGACTCCCCCGATTCGAACGTGGGATGAGTGGCAGGAATTTTGGTTGCATTGCGACACGACGGCGGCAAAAGGTGAATTCCCTTATCGCTGGATTGCCATCGACACAATCGACGCTTTGCAGCGGATCATTGAAAAGCAGATCTGCAAAGAAAAAAACGTCGAATCGATGGCAGACGATAAATTCAGCTATGGCAAGGGCAACAAGTTTATTGAGGCCATGTGGGACAAGATCAAGTTTCAATTGGACTGGCTGCACACTGAACGCGGGCTGGGAATCATCCTGCTGGCACACAGCGAAGCCGTGAAGATCACTCCGCCGGATGCGCCGTCCTACGAGCGGTGGGAACCGTCCGTCTGTGAGTTCGCTCGTGATCTGCTTTGCGATTGGTGTCAGGAAGTTTTCTTTGGATCGTTCCGAACTTACGCAGTCAAAGAAGACACCGGATTTAACCGCACTCGAAACATCGCGGCGGGTGGCAGCGAGCGTTTTGTCAGGACGCAGCCAACGGCGGGAGTCCGTGCCAAGAACCGTTTGAACATGCCGGAAGAAATGGTTGAGTTTTCGTTCGAGAAGTATGCAGAGTTTTTTGTCCCGAGTGAAGTTTTGAAAGGTAATTGAGATGGCTGATTTAGGTGGATATGACGCATCGCAAGTGAAGGACAGCGAGTTTGAGGCTTTGCCTGCGGGCGAGTATCGGGCTGTCATGACTGAGAGCGAACGCAAGAAAACGAAGGACGGGGCGAGCGAGTTGTTGCAGGTCAAACTGCAGATCGTCGACGGGCCGTTTAAGAATCGAACCGTGATCGATCGGTTCAACCTTTGGAACAAGAATCCAGAGGCAACGACGATCGCTCAGCAGCAGTTTAAAAAGGTTTGCGAGGCTCTCAACATTCCGAAGCCTCCCGACTCTTCAGCCCTGCACATGAAACCGCTGATGATCAAGCTGGCCGTGAAGGAATACAACGGCACGAATCAGAACGAGGTGAAGGGATACAAAGCCTGCCTTCCTGCGTCGTCTTCTACTCCGGCGGAAAAGACAGCAACCGCTGGCAAGCCTGCTGGCTGGTAGTCTCAACAACATAGGCGCGGGGCAACCTCCGCGCCTTTTTCGTCGACGGAGGGAATGCAGATGGGCAGAACAACGATTGACCACAGCGGAATTTACGAACAGGAGGAACAAGTGCAAACACAAGAACTCACGATGACAGACAGGGCCGTTCAGGAGCTGTCGACATTTAATGCGATGATTGAACAGGTTTTGCCCTATGGTCTTTTGACCGTGGCAGAGGCCGGAATCGGACAGGTTGAAG